ACAAGATCAAGAGCCGCTCCCATTGTATTTAATATAGGTGGTGGATTTTATATAAGGTTAAGAAGGCAAGATCCTTATGTTTACTTGGAAGTAAGAGAACAGACAGGTGCTAACAGTTCAAATTGGTATAATACAGCTGGTGGTGTAGCAAGCCTTAGTACTGGGTATAGAACTATGGGAAGATTTAATGTTTCTGGTGTTCAATCAGTTGCATTAGATTGGACTTCTCCTACGGTATCTGGTAGTTTTGGTACAGCTCAGGCAGTTGGATCTACAGGTGGAGGAGCAACATATTCTGCTTCAGATAACTCGTTTAGGAGTGTAAGCAATGGTAGATCAATTGGATTTTTATTCAAAGCGAACTGCAACGCTGAATGTTATCGTAACAACGTTATAAACTGTTATACTTTTATTACCGCAAGAGCAAGGAAAAGTGGATACGCTGATGGTGTTTTAGGTAGTTATTTACTAAGAGCACGTGGTAATGCTAGAGCTACTTCATGTTTCTAAGGAGAATCTAAAATGATAACTTCTACATATATCGTTGAAAGAAATGAAGCAGGTGAAAGTATCTCTATTACATGGACATTTAAAAAATATTCTAAAAGTACTGTAGAGACTCAAACCCATATCATAGACGAAGATGGAAATACCGAAGAGTTTGAAGTATCAGTAGCGAAAGAAAGCGATCTAATAGATACATATACGAAAGTTTATGCTATACCTGAAGATCAAAGAACAACGGCAACTCATGAAGAGCCACACGTTCATGAAAATGAAATGGAATTCCAAGCTGCGTATATTACTTGGGAAGAATCCGCTGAATTAGAATATACTTAAAAGGAATATATTATGGGACATCACGACATTAATTACAAAGGTAATAGAGTACAAACAATTACCCACTCAAAGAAACATCTACTCGATAAGGCTGCAGAACCATTTAATGGTAATTCTGAAGGACCTTATAAAAGAGTTGCTGATAAAATGGACGGAGTCTTTAGAAAAGAAACCATTAACTATAAAATGCAAAATGGTTTGCTAGTTAAAGAAACTGCCGTCCGTACATTTACTGAAGATGGTAAAGATTATCACGACACAACTCATATCGAGACAATCTCAAGACTTACTTCTTAGAATAAGCCTGAGCTCCAAAGAACGCGGCAACAATACCGGCAACAGCAACAAAGTATGTTGGTGCCATACTGCCTAAAGTCTTTTGAGCTTCATCAAGTCCGACCAAAGATGCAAGTACTACTGCAAATGGATATAACAATAATCCACCTAACGCAAACCATGTCATCTTACGCTGTGCATCTCGCATGGCGTCTTGGTCATCAAGTTCTTTTCTTTTAAACTCCAAGTACATATCATGCTCTTCTTTGGAAACTTTTCCGTCTCCGTTAGTATCAGCAGGATGTGGTACATTTTTAATTTCTTCGCTCATTAGTCTTCCTTCTTCCATATAGTCCATGCACCGTACGCAATAAGACCCCAACCAATTAAGCTTGTTGGTATTAATATCATAACAATACCGCCACCAATAGCAACCGCTCCATCTAATGAAGTTCTTTCTTTTAATCTATCTTTTAACCAATTCATAACTCTCTCCTTTAAAATTGAACAGAAATTCCACAACCGCAAGAGGCTTTCTCTGCAGGATTCATTATCTTGAACTGTTCGTTAAGTCCTTCCTTAACAAAATCTAATGTAGCTTCTGTTAAATAAGGTTTACTATATGCATCAACAACTATTTTAAAATTGCCGTATGCTTCTATATGATCATCATTATTAATTTCGTCAGCCCACTCAAAAATATACTCAAACCCAGTACAACCACCAGGAACAAGACCAACTCGAATAAATTGTTTGCCTTCTGCCGTTGCCTTCTTAGACGCTTGAGATATCGCTGCATCAGTTAAACCAATCACTTCCTTTTCTTTTCGATTTTATCAAGTCGTTTGTTGATATCATCAATTAGATTTTTAAGTTCAGTTGCACCACCAGCGGCAACAGGTGGATGTGAATCTATTTCGAGCCATTGAATTCTTTCTTCGAGTTCATCAATCTTAGCAACAACCTTAGGGTATTTCTTTCTCCACAGATGCGGGTCAGTTTGTAACCATGTCCAACCCCAACGGATTGCCAATGATTCTAACAGACGATCAAATTTTGCTACACCCCATTGGGCCATTCTTGTATCTTTAAACCAAAATAGAAAAGCGGCACCACCGATTGAGCCAAGGATTGCTGTATAGATCCATAGAGTATCGTCAAATAGTCTCTCTAAAATGTCCATTAGTTATCCTTAGTATATTTTGTATAGTTATCCATTGAGTGGTCTGAAAGGCCATCAAACGGCTTCAATTTAATCCACGAAGTAGCTATTCCTCGTAGTTTATCTTTTAACTTTCTCCACCAAGCAAGGTTTTTAATTATACCATTGTAGTTAAAATACATAACTTGACCGTGATGTCGATAACCCATAAACCAAGGTGGTATAACAGTTACGAGGTCATTGTTATTTACAAAACGATAATGTTCTAGTTCAGCGCATTCTTTTACGAACGCAGCATTACCAACTCTTGGAGATCCAAAAGTATATAGAACTGGTTTGTATTCGAGTAATCTTGAAGCAGCAATTGTTGCCATTGCTCCACCTAATGAATGTCCACAGATACTAATCTTTTTATCAACATGCTTAGCAAATACTTTAACAATATCAGCCCAGATGTCATCAATTTCGTTTTGGAATCCATTATGTACCCAACCGCCAACCTGAGCTCTATCAGGCCAAATGTTGAGATCTGCTTTTAGATCGTTGAGTTCGGTTGGTTCTGTACCACGGCAACATAAAACAAACTCTTCTTTGTTCCATACACAATGGGCTTGTGCACCGTCACGGTCAATAAACTTATGACCTGTGTAACCTAGATTTTTGAAGAATGGCTTTGCTTCCTTTCCATCTTCGTAGGCAACCTTTGCCATTTCTGCGAATTTAATCGCGTCACCTTTTACATCACAAAATTGTACCTTATTTTTCATCTGCCGCTCCTAATGGGATATATACAATTGTGTTCAGTAATTATTTATAAATAGTTGCAGATACAATATGAAATTCACTGAGAGGTATACAATGTCAAACAATCTAAAGCAACTCACCAGACAACATCACGATAACGCAGAACGAACAGAATTCGCAGAGATGTTACTATCCGGTAATATCAGTCCTAAACTATATCAAGAATATTTAAATGCACAGCTTCAGAACTACACGGTTTTGGAATCTGCTGTGGAAATACCTATGGAGCTTGAACCAATTTTTAGGTCTCCACAAATCGAAGAAGATCTTCAAGAAATTGAGAATACATTTGATCTTGATGAGATAGAAGATAACTTCGAGTCAACTAACGAATACAATAAACATATCTTAACTTTACTAGAGGAAGGAAACAATGAAGGTCTTCTTGCTCATCTATATGTGCGTCATTTTGGAGATGCTCATGGTGGACAAATCATCAAAAGAAACGTACCTGGGTCGGGTCTTATGTATGAGTTCGAGAATAGAGCCGAACTTATTAAGAAGGTAAGAACATTATTACATGATGGTATGGCAGACGAAGCAATGATCTGTTTTGAATATGCAGAAAGATTATTCCATGAACTTATGGAAAACTATCGTAACAACGCTGAGAATTACGAACCTGAAGATTACGCAAGAGCAAGAACAATGGGAAGCTGGGACGAAGATGAAAGTTGAGTCGGAACTGTTTGACCAGTTAAGGATACTCGCTACAGCGTTAATAGAAAACTTCGATAACTCTATGACAAGAGTTGAGAATCCTAAACATATTCACGCAGATGATCTACCTGGGTGGTCAGATTATTTTTGGGAGTCTTCAACAATTCGTAAAGCGCATCTTAAAACAATTGAGCCTGTTGGTAAAAACAAATTATGGTTAATGCATATCAATGTATTTCCACAAGAACATATTGATCTACCTATCTTTGGTTTAGATATTGTTGCCAATCCTAAAAAGATCAGCGGCTGCTTTTGCGACTACTCTCCAATAGATGTTGGTCAAACTCTTCTTCATCCATATATGCTCAAGTTCAAAACTGCTACCGAAAAGTTTACATGGACAAAGGAAAGACAAATGCCAGATTGGGCGTTAGAGATATTCTCAGAAAACATTATAGGTGCAGGTTCAATTCGTACAGGTGAAGAAACAGAACAACTCGTTGCCATGGCTTTGGAACTCTCAAGGTTCTATACAATGGAAATGGGCAATCCTCAATACACTAAGAAATGGATTAATACTCTCGAGAGACAAAACAAGTATTGTGCAAACCAAAAGCTCAACAGAATGCTTCATAGTTCAATTTTGGCAATGGGAATACCCGAAGAAACTAAAGATCAGTATGTAGAAAACGTACTTTTTAGGGAAGTTTAATCTATAACGAAATGTAATATAATCTATTACTAAATATAATAGATATTTATAGCGATTTTTTCTTTGACTTTGTATATATAATTGCTGTTACCGGTGGTAACATAATTTAAACATATACGTATAATTCCAAGAAGGAGAGAAATGACCACTTATGCATTGATTGCTGGTTACGAAAGATTGAAAGATAATGAAAAAGTATGTAAGTTCTGTGAAGTCACAAAAGCTATCTCACTGATTACATTCCCCATCGCCCTGCCGTTCTTCATCATTTTTATGTCATCTAGTTACTAATAAATAGATTGACATCTAACTAAAAACCTGTTATAATAGACTCTGTCTAATGGGATCCACTCGTAGGATCTTGTTGGGCAGGTTTATTTACACAAAATTTAAAATAACTATTGACATACTCAGTTAACTAGTATATAATACAAGGTATACATGACAAAAAAAGAACTCAAGGAAAATACTGATATGTCCGTTGTTGCTTTAACGCCTGATAAAATACACCATGAAATATCGAGACATATTTCAAGAGGAGTACCGTATATCGATGCTCTATGCCATTTTGCTGATAAGAATGGAATTGAGATTGAAACGATTGCACAAATTGTAAAAAAGAGTTCGGTACTGAAAGAAAAGATACGGACTGAAGCAGTTGACTTGAGAATGGTGAAAAGAGAAGATGAACAAGATATCACAGACTTTAGTAAGTGATGATTCGTTTAACACGTATGTTAAATTTCTGGCACTAAAGAAACATTTTACGACGGACAATTACGATTACTTCAAATACAATGGAAAGGTACGAGCAAATCTTGATACCTTTATGTCAAGGAACGATGCTTATTCGTTCGCAAAATTGGCAAAGAAAGATGACCCACAAGGTCTAATTTTGAGTAATCTTTTAATAAATAAAAACATCTGGGTTCGAGATCTACTCGACAGTGAAGGAGAAGCCAGATACACGAATTGGAGGAAGAGGATAGAATCATTAGGTTATATCTTCAAATCCGAGCTTGCTCATCTTGACGATGAATACAAGCGAAACTTTATATCAATAGATGGACAACATCCTTTGGTAATGACATTGTTGTTACAAAAGAAGATTAGTTTGGAAACATTTACTATTCTTTCTCATCAAGCGAATATATTTTCGTATTGGAGTGAGAAAGTAGTTGACAAACACGTATCTTTTGATATAATAAACAAATCGCGAAAGTATAAACCCTTTCTCGATTTTGAACCGAAACGATTTCAAGAGTTAATCAAGAATCGTTTTGGTATTTAAATACTACGCAATATAACGCTATATATACAGGAGAACTAATTATGGCACTAACAGACTTTTCTTCACTCAAGAAGAACCGTACGAAGACCCTCGACAAGTTGAACTCTCAACTCGAAAAGATTTCTTCAAAATCATACCAAGACCCCAATGCAGGGAAATTCTGGAAACCTACTCGAGATAAGGCAGGCAATGGCTTCGCAGTCATTCGTTTCCTACCAGCCTCGAAAGGTGAAGAGATGCCCTTTGTAAGAATCTGGGATCATGGATTCCAAGGACCTACAGGTCTATGGTATATCGAAAACTCTCTAACCACATTGAACCAGGATGATCCTATCTCTGAGTTTAACTCAAAGCTTTGGAACAGTGGTGTCGAATCTGACAAGGAACAAGCACGTAAACAGAAGCGTAGGCTGAAGTATACTGCTAACATCTATGTTGTTAAAGATGGCGCAAATCCTGAGAATGAAGGTAAAGTATTCATGTACCAGTTCGGTAAAAAGATCTTTGATAAGTTGAAT